CGGTGACGGTATTGCAGAGCTCAGAAGAATCTGCACGATAGGCGATAACTATGAAGTGGTGAACAATGAATCGGCTACAAGTATTCCGTTTGCCGTGTTCAACGCAGATCCGGAGCCGCACGTTTTCTTTGGCTCTGACCTGGCTGATCTCACCAAAGACATACAGAGAATCAAGTCAGCTACGATTCGCGGTATGCTCGACAGTCTGGCGTTCAGCCTCTATCCGCGCATGGGTGTGGTAGACGGGATGGTGGATTTGGACGATGTGATGAACGATGAGCCTGGTGCAATTATCCGGCAGCGACAGCCTGGGATGGTTACTCCGTACACTGTGCCGTTCCTGGGCAAAGACGCTTTTCCGATGGTTGCTTACCTAGACCAGATGAAAGAATCACGCACCGGCCAGACGGCTGCATCACAAGGGCTAGACCCGGATGTGCTGCAATCGACTACCCGGGCAGCTGTCCAGGCGACAGTGAAAGGTGCCGAACAGCACCTCGAGCTCATGGCTCGACTGTTTGCGAATGGCTTCAAGCGTATGATGAAAGGAATCCTCGAATTGGTGATCACGCACCAGGACCGCGAGCGCGTTGTCCGGCTACGCGACACCTGGGTGCCTGTCGATCCGCGAGTGTGGGATGCGACGATGGACTGCGAAGCATCCGTAGGGTTGGGTAGTGGGTTGACCGACGAGAAACTCGCAGTGCTCGCCAATGTCGCAGGACAGCAGAAAGAAATCCTAGAGAAACTCGGACCCGATAACCCGTTGGTTGGGCTAGGCCAGTTCAGGAATACATTAGCGAAGATGCTCGAAGTGGCCGGGTTCAAGGATTCCAACCAGTTCTTCAAGCCGATCCCAATTGATTGGACGCCGCCGCCTCCACAGCAGCCTCCTGAGCCATCAGTGGAAGACAAGATGCTTCAAGTGCAGATGGCTGATATTCAGACCAGAGCTCAGATAGAGCAGCAGAAACTGGAGTTGGCCGCGATGAAGCAGCAGCAGCTCGATGAACGTGAATCTGCGAGGATCGCAGGAGATCTTGCTATACGCGAATTTACGGCTGAAGAGAAATTCCAGAATGATGTAGATCTTGAGATTGTTAAGGCTAATCTGAAGGAAGGCTTATGAGTCTGACGCCAGAGCTGAAGGCCAGGCGAGCTCAGGAGATCTTGAAAGATGATGTGTTTTTAGAGGCCGTCGAGAACGCTAAAACTAGCGTGATCGCTCAATGGTCTTTGACCGAATTGAACGACATGACAACACGGGAAAGTCTATACCATCAATGTCGTGGCCTTGACGAAGTTTTAAGGCATCTGCGAACATTGATCAACGATTGGACCGTAGACAAGAAACGCAAGAAAAAAATGAGGACATAACGATATGAGCGAACTTGTAGCCACAGAAGCACCAGAACGTAGTGGCCCACGCTCTATGGGTGAGATTCAAGATGAACTCGCTCAAGTGCTCACCGGATCTGATGAGCTACCGCAAGAGGATTCTTCCCAGGAAGAGCCACCTTCGAGCGATTCATTAGAGGTAGAGCAACAGGAGGATGCCGCGTTAGCCGATGACGCGGTGGTGGACGAGCAACCAGCTGACGAACCGGAAGGCGAGCTATCTGAAAATGATCAGCCGATTTACACCATCAAAACGGATGGTGAAGAGGCGCAAGTATCGTTGAACGAACTCGTCGCTGGATACCAGCGAGGTGCGACGTACACACAACGGACCCAGGAGCTCGCAACAGAGCGGCAGACGCTGGAGGAACAACTCCAGAATTTGCCAGCTCAAGAGGCGGCCCTGAGCCAGACGTACCAGCAGTACCAAGGGGTACTGCAGCAACTTCGAGCACAGATGGAAGCAGCTAATCAACCAGCTGACATGGATTGGGCCGCTCTTGAGCGTGAAAATCCAGTGCAGTATTTGCAGCTCAGGGAACTAGAGCGGCAACGAGCTGGTGAGATTCAGTCTGTGATCGCGGAACAGCAACGAATGCAAGGTATTCAGGAGCAAGAGCGTAATCAGAAGCTCCAAGAGTATTTAACTGTTCAGCGTGGTCAGGTGCTCGAAAAAATTCCTGAATGGTCTAATGGTGAAGTTCAAGCTGAAGATCAGCGGAAATTGATGGAGTATGGACAGGTTGAGGGCTACTCCCAGGAGGAGCTCCAAAAACTGTACGATTCTCGAGCGGTAGTAATACTGCGAAAGGCCATGCTCTACGATGAACTGACCAACGGTACGAAAATCACTGAGGCCAAATCTAAAATCGGTAGCGTCAAAGGTGGCAGTCGGGAGACTACGCGCCGGACGCACACCCGCAAACAGAAGGCACAACGGCAGAAGCTGAGATCGACCGGCAAGGTTGATGACGCTGCTCCATTGTTTGCTGAGATGCTTGCGGAGTAACTAAGAGGAAAAAATAATTCTATGGCAGTTGTAGCCAATACTTTTCTGACCTATGACGCTAAGGGTATCCGGGAGGATCTGTCGGATCTAATTGCAGATATTTCTCCGACGCAGACGCCTTTTCAGAGCAACGTAGGTACGAGAGAAGCCGAGAACAGCTACTTCGAGTGGCAGACTGACAGCCTTAGTGCTGCCAGTGCTACACCAGTAGTTGAGGGCCAGGATCTGAGCTCGTATACAGCAGTTAGTCCCACTGTGAGACTTGGAAACTATGCCCAGATCAATATGCGCGATTTCATCATATCGGGCACAGAACAGGTAGTACGGAAGGCCGGGCGTCAGTCCGAAGTGGGCTACCAGGCTGCTAAGGCAGCTAAGGAGCTCAAGCGCGACATCGAGAAGGCTTGTCTACAGAATGCTGGTGCGGTTGCTGGTGCTACGGCGACAGCTCGCGTTACCGCTGGATTCCCTGCGTGGATTAAGACAAATGTCAGCGCGAATGGGACATCCACTCCTGTAGTGCCTCCGGCTTATACGGGATCTACGCCATTGGCGAGTGCATCTACGGATATCTGGAATGTCTTCGATACTCCGGAAGCGTTCACGGAAGCCATGCTTAAAACCACGATGCAGTCGTGTTTTGAGTCAGGTGGGGAACCACGAATGCTGCTAGTTAGCCCGTATAATAAGACGGTTGTGAGTTCCTTCAGTGGAATTGCTTCTAGCCGCTACAACGTAGACGGCGCAGAGCCGAGTGTGATAATTGGTGCGGCAGATATTTATGTGTCAGATTTTGGTAATCTGTCCGTTGTGCCAAACCGTTTCTTCACTACGGTTGTAGATGCTGGCAGTTCAGCGATGAACGATTGGGCGTTTTTGATCGACACTGACGAGGTGGCGATTGCTACGCTCAGGCCATATCGCATCGAGGCTCTTGCGAAGTCGGGAGATGCCGATAAGCGAATGGCTCTCTCAGAGTGGGGCTTGCAAGTGAACAACGAGGCCGCTCACGGATGTGTCGCTGGAATCAAAGCAGTAGCATAATCCCAAAACCCTTGAGGGGGTGGGGGCGTAAGCCCTTGCCCCCTCCAGTGGGAGTATCATGGCGACAAAAAAAGAACCATTGCTGTCGTATGATGAGGTTACCGGCAAAACGGAAATTTATCATTATGACGCTATAGAGAACCGCAGCATCATCGAAACGGTGCAAGACATCGAGCCGATTCTGATCCAGAATCGGGCCGAGTACAACAGCTTTGATGAGAACGCCCGGTGGGGAAGCCCGTCACGGCAGTCCCAAGAGGTATTTCATCACGTTGGTCGCGTGCCGGATGTGATCCTCGAGAAAATGCCACCTGAGATGCGCCAAGGCATTATGTCCGGGAAAGGGCTACGAGGTAAAGCCTGGAAGCGTTGGATCAACGATCCAGATAACCGGATGTTCCGGACGCGACCCGGTAGGGTCTAATGGCGCAATTCGGAACCTACGCCCAGCTGCAAACTGAAATCGCAGATTGGTTGGATCGCTCAGATCTAACAAGTCAGATACCGGCGTTTATCGAGCTCGCAGAAGCCTCATTTAACCGGATCATTCGTGCTCCGGATATGATCACGAAGAACGACAGCTTTTCGATTAGTGGTCAGTACAACACGCTACCAAGTGACACTCTCGAGATCGTTCGCATCGTTGTAGATGTACAGCCTGTGATTGTACTTGAGTATCTCACGCCACAGGATCTCTCTGAGCTCCGAGCTACGATGACCGGGGGAGGGAAGCCCTACTATTTCACGTTGGTCGGGGGTTCGAGTAATCAGCTGGAGGTGCTGCGCTCTCCGGACCAGACGTACACTTCATCGATAGTCTACTACACACGCATACCAGCACTGACTGATAGCGCGACAACAAATTGGTTACTGACCGCTAATCCGGATATTTATCTATACGGAGCTCTGGTTGAAGCGGAGCCATATTTGAAAAATGATGAACGGATGCCGATGTGGACTAACCGCTTAGACAAAGCCCTGACCACCCTCCGCTTGCAGGGCGAGCGCGAACTCCACAGCGGCTCATCACTTCGTATGCGAGCTCAAGTGCTAGGATAAATTATATGGCTAACCCAACGACCAATTTGACGATGACGAAACCCACCGTTGGTGGGTCTACTGATACTTGGGGCACAACGCTCAATGAAGAGGTTGTAGATGTAATCGATGCCGTATTCAGTGTTAGCGGCACCGATGTCAGTATGTCGGACATCACATTCAACTCTGTGGCTCTCCAGGAAACCGGAGCTGGCACAGATACGGTCAAGGTTCAGGCTCCCAGCGCGGTCACCACTTCCTACACGCTCACGATGCCGGCAGCTGTCGGTGCGTCAGGCCAAATCCTTAGAACCTCGGATGCTTCTGGGACATTGGCATGGGTAACTGACGAAGAAGGTGACCTGAAATCTGTAGCTGATGCGACGAACGGAGGGCTCGATGTCACAAACGGCACCGGCCCGGACGTTACCCTGGCAGTCGATTTCAATGATCTAGCTGCTGCGGTTGTAGATGTGGCAGCTGATTCGATTGGAATCCTCGATGCGACTGATAACGATACCAAAAAAGAAACGATTGCTGACCTGGTGTCTGCGATGGGCGGCACCGGGCTGACCGGGGCGAGCGGCCAGCTTAGTGTGGACGCAGCTCAAACCCAGATTACCTCTGTCGGAGCTCTCGATGCCGGAAGT